TTTCTTTTTTGTAGTACTCAATAGTTTCATCTACTAAAAGATTGCCCTCTTCATCAGAGGGCGGAAAGATAGTAAAGTTTCTATCAGTAAGTTTTGTAGCTCTATGTAAGATACAATCAAGCTCCCAAAGAGTAGCAGTTTTTGATCTAGTCATCTTCCTGTCTTGATACCTGTAGCCTGCTCAAACATTGATAAGGCTGTCGGATTCATACCACCTATATGCCAATAGTGTTGACCTTTAGGTGTTTCATCTAGCTTCCAATCGTAGACAGTAAAGTTATCTTTATGCCATTCAACAGAGACTTTACCATCTCCATCTTCTAAGGTTGGCTTGCTGTAAGTTCCCTGTCTTTTATAGTCAGGCTCCCCTAGTACTTCTACTAGCTTGTCATAAGTTGTAAGGGCATAGCCTTGTAAGCATGAAAACATCATGGTGTGGTTCTCCTTTGTGGTTGATTAAATAGCTATGAATAAACATAACTAAATACAGTATGATTTAAGGCATAAAAAAAGTCAACCCCCAAACCGCCAAAAGGTAAGTTTATTAGGGTTGACTTTGATTTTAACTATTCAGCTTCATTGAATAGCTTGCCTACCATATCCATAATTGCTTGCTGCTTATCCAATTCATCTTGGCAAGCTGCAACATATTTATTAAAGGCAGGTCGCATTGGTACAGGAATTTTCATGTAGGTATCTGATTCCCTTAATTCATTATCTAAATAAAGAGCCATAACATTATGATCTTTATTTAAGATATCGAGCAAATAATTTAGTTGCTCTTTGTTAAAGTCTTTTAGTTCCATTGTGGTTCTAAATGTAAGGTTTACAAGTGAAAGGTTTATGAGCCTTTCAAGGAAGGCATTGAAGCCCTCCTAGAAAGATTCTATTTAAAGCCTTCTTCTAACTCTTTGTAGAATAAAAGCCTATGTTGATAGCATCTATTCTCGGCTTCTGCTTGTGTATCTGTGAAGCCTAGTAGCTCGTCACAAAATAGACTTTGATAGCTTGCTTTTTCTCTACCCGCATGAAGTTTTATAACTTGATAACGAGCATCTAAGAAGTTATACATTGTAGTGTTTAACATTACTTAGCACCTCGATTGTAAAAAGGATTGTATCTTTTTTGATTCAACTCTAGAAATCTAGGTGTGATCTCATGAAATTCTTTTGAGTCAGTAGGCAAGCTAAGAATTAATTTTCCCAACTTTCTGTACTCTTTCTTCTCAAGTTTAGTAAGCATAATTAGTGGTTCTAAGGTTTACATTTGAAAGGTTTATGAGCCTTTCAAGGAAAGCTCGTAAGCTCTCCTAGAAAGAATCAGTTAAACAACTACGAAATAATAGTGGTCGTGATCCCAACCCATAGAAACTATTTTCATGTTTGGGTGATACTCTTTAAATTCCCAATTATCCATAAGAGCCTTTGCAGCTTCATAATGATTGTCAGGAGACTCAAGAGCATAATCCCAGTCAATAGTCTTTGAGAATGTTCTCTCATTGTCTCTCTTGTGAATTGCTTTGATTCTTGATTGCTTGTGGTCGGTTGGCCCTAAGTATTTAGTTTTAATAATCAATCCTCTATTTTCACAAGGGATTTCATAGTAGTTTTTTTCAAGTCTGATTGCTGAAGTCATGGTTCAATTTGGTTTGTTTGGTTTGTAGAGTCTTAAGGACTCTTTAAAGCCTACTAAGTAAGCTTTAAGGAATCATTAAAAACTAATGTCTTCTGGTTTGTTTTGTACTAACTCAAAGTTAAAGCCTAAGACTTTAAGTGAATTAATATTGTTTTGAGTAAGAGTAGAATTGCCTGTCAAAGATTGCAAAGCACCTCGTTGTTTGTCATCAATAACATCTAGATAAGTTTGACCATAAGCCTTTCTAGTAGATACTTTAATTGTGTTCATAGTGGTTCTTAGTTTGGTTTGATTGATCGGTTTGAATCCGATATTGATATCATTACATATACTGTTGCCTACTGCAAGGCTTCAATAGAACTTTCTCTGTCTTCCCTTAGTATCACTTAAGAAATCCATCTTTACATTCTGTAACAATACCTAGTCTATCGATTACTTAGAAATATACATAGTCAATCTAAAAATTTGACCTAATACCACCTAAATAATATAAGATATATTATAAAACGCTAGTTATAGCAATACTTTTGGCTAGTCATAACCTTTTTTTCTACAAAAATCAGAGGGCTATGGGTAAATTTTGCAAAAGACATATACGTAAACCCCTTCAAATTTTTCTTTCTAAATTTTTTTGGGGTAGTATCTTGCAGCAGCAAGCCAAGAATTCCCCCTTAGGGTATTCTTAGTGTAATCTTAGTGTGTTCTTAGTGAGTAGAAAGTTGTTCTTTCTCCTATAGGAGGCTTTAATAAGCTCCACTTATAAAACCATCATTAGATACATTAGAATTTCTTATCTGTTGAGGGGTCATACCCATAGCAGTTTGAGATATGGTGTTGTTAAAGAGGGAGTTCCAATTATCTGTGTGAATAGAGAGTAATTCTTCTTTTCTTTTAGAGATATTTAGGTCTTCATTTTGAGCCATATAATCTGTCCAGTAGGCAACTGCACCTGCTAGAGAGTCAACAAGGTCATCATGTACCAGAGAACCCCTGTGTCTAGATATACGAGATAGTTGATAGACAAGTTGAAGTTTGAGTCTTCTTTCTGGTGTCTCTTGAGGGTTAGAACGGAAGTCTTTTTCTATCACTTTGCGGTCTATTATGAGCCTGTGAGAGTTCATTACAGGTTCTAGTGTGTCGATTATTCTTAGTTCTTTAGTCTTGTTGTTTCTAACGTCTTCAACTTGGCATGGGTGGAATCGCATGAGGAAGGGTTTGAGGAGTTCAGCGAACATACCACCACCGAAGTTTTGTTCAACAAGTATTTGATTTATGTTATTGTCTCTGGCAATCTTACTAATCTTCTCCAGAACGGCATCTGAGTAGCCCCCAGAGAGTCCTAAACACTCTGTAACGTATAAATTACCATTAAGCATCTTAACGCAGCTTATAGCGGTCTGATCTTTACCTTTTCCTGATGGGTCAACGAACATAACTGACCCTGTATATTCTATGAAGTCTCCAAATTCTTGGGCTGGTCGGTAGAATCTATCGCCATTGAAGCCTACACATTGCAGATCAGTGATGACATATTCGGGATTATTAGACCAAATAATTTTTTCTGGTGCAAATTCTTTATTTACAGAAGCAATTACTAGGTCGTTTATCTTTAATGGGTATCTATCTTGATCTGAAAGGGTTGTATCTAGTTGGAACTGTAGATTGAAGCCAGAACGACCATAGGAAGCTTCACGTTCCATCAAATCCTGTGCTGAGAACCTTATGGGGTCAACAGGGTCTTTCGGCTTTACAAGCCCTTCTGTAAGCTTTCTGTTAATAATAGGAGCAAGTCTATCTCCATAGTTGTTTTTTAGTTCTGGGTAACGTGCAGTCCATATTCTTGTTTCATATCCTCTTTCTTCTAGTGTTAGGTACACAGAATTTTCTACTTGTGGTGTACCAAGAAAGGTAATTTTTCCATTTGGTTTTAGTATCGCTTCAAATTCTTTTACAGCTTCACTAAGTTTGTCTCTCATGGGCTGTGTATAAGAGTTGTTAGGAACTTCTACGTCATCAGCTATGACTTCATCTGCCCTAGCTCCTGACATCTGCCCTAGAACCCCTCTAGAAGAGCATGAGGGAGCATGATCGGCCTGTGCAGGTTTTACATCAAAACTTACCTTACTGTTTCTCTGGTCATCTCTGGGTATCAAATCAGCTAATATTGGCATCTCATTGATAAGACGCATGGTAAATGTAGTAAAGTTATCGGCTCTATCTTTACTGGCAGATACAACTAAAAACTTTAACTGTGGATTCATACGAAGTCTCCACACTACATAGGTAGATGTAATCCAACTCTTACCTACACCTCTAAATCCCTGTATAATCTTACGTCTTACACCATATTGTAGATATTCAGCAATATCTAACTGAACAGGTGTAGGGTCTGGTAGGTTTAGATGTCTCCAAGTAACGATTAAGAAA